TGAAATCTACGCAAGCCCCTATTCATCCTGCGATGGCTTTGCGGTCGTCGCCAGACGGCGGATCAGCATCATGAGCACAAAGAGGGAAGTCAATGATCAAGTCGCGCAAGCTGCACTTTGCTATGGCGGCAAGTCTTGCAAGATGCCTACGCACTCTTCAATGGCAAGCACCGAAGAGAACCCCGACGCCAGTGCGACCGACGCCGAGCCCGATAGCGAAGACTACGAAGATTAAGGGAGTTTGATCATGGCGAAAGATGCACTAGGCCACGGCAGCAATGCGCGCGGCGGTAAGAGGGCTCTCGCGAAACCTATTCCGGGTCACCCGTTCCATACGAAGTCCGACGCCGAACTTCGCTTCATCGCCAAGGATGCAGCCGAGGCCGGGCGCAACGCGCAGGAGATGGGCGATCAGCGCGGCGTCAGTAAGTACGCCGATCAAGTCGCGGACGCGGCGACTGTCATGGGCTATCGCAATCGCGGCGGCGCGCAGGACCTCGGGTCGCGGGCAGCGAGCGAGCTGGCTAGCGGCGCGAAGTCGGCGGCTGTTCCGGTTCACGACAGCATGAGCACGGATGCGTTCGGCCGTCCGCGCTCCGCCGAAAACCGCGCCGAGTACGACGAATATAATCGTGATCTCGCTCTACGCGCTCGCAACGGACAGGTCGGAAGCGGCATGAAGTTCCGGGGCTGACATGGTCGGCCAGAGAATTTCGAAGCCCGTGCAACCAATTGTTAAGATTGTTCTGCCAAACCGAGTGCGCCGAACGCCGGTCCCTGCTATTAGCCCCGAGCTGGACAAGGCGCTCGACGAATTTGTTGCGGACAAGCCGAAGGACATCGCGAAATGAAAGACCCACTGGGACATGGCAGCAACGGGCGCGGGGCTTTCAAGGCCCCGAAGCACCAGTACAAGGTCGAGCGCCACATCGCATTCCACGGTCAGACAGCGGCCGGGCAGAAGGTGACTACGTCCGGCAACGTCTGGGGCAAGGTCGGCGCGAGCACGCGTCGCGCGGTCGCAGAGAAGATCGCCCAGTTCACGCGGGTCGATGATAAAAATGCCCGAGTGAGGATCAGGTGAAAGACGCGAAGGGACACGGCAGCAACGCGCACAGTGACGGGGTCGAGAAAATCCCGGGTACAGCTTACGCGGTGCATCGTGACCACAACATTCAGCTAACTGCGATCAACGAAGCGCATGCGAGAGTGCTCGCCCAATTCCCTAAAGGCCCGATGGGGCTGACCCCGGACCACGTCAAGGCGACGCCGGAGTACAAGACTGCCAAAGCAAATTTCGATAGGTCCTTCGCTGCACTTCGGGACCACAACGCATTCATGACCAAGAACTTCAAGAAAGAAATGAAGGCGGACCGCGACGCGAGACGACAGGCGAGGTTAAAGAAATGAAGGACGCGAAGGGACACGGCAGCAACGCGCACAACGCGGGCGTCGCGGCCCTCCCGAAGAGCTGGTCGGGTATCGGCTATCACGGGACTGCCTCGAAGTTCGAAGAGTTCAAGGCGGCCGAGCCTGTCACGCCAGTTGGCAAAGACCTCAAGGGTATCTACTTTTCTGGAGATGCAAGATCGGCATCGGGATACGCGGCCCGGGCGAGCAGACGCGAAGGGGCGGATCGACAGAGCGTAATCGAGGCTCAGCTCCACATGAATAATCCGCTCGACATCACGGCGGCGATCAAAAACGGACAACGTAGAGGGCTATCATTCGGAGATGCGAAGCGGGAGGCGCTCAAAGGCGTGCAGCCGCACCACGACGGCGTCATCTTCAAGGGCAACTCGGCGAACCCGCCGGAGTACATCGTGTTTCATCCATCGCAGATAAAGAGGACGAAATGAAGGACGCGAAGGGACATGGCAGCAACGCGCACAATTCCGGTATAGCGAATATCGGGAAACTTCGACTGCATCCGAACGTCATCAAAACTGTCGTCAGGAACCCCGGCGGATTTTCTGTCAAGCCGGTAAACGGTCAACAGCCCGAGAGCGGCTATATGGTTTCGATACCCGGGCACACTCAGATCGTATCCGAGGCGGCGCTGCGCGGGCCGCAGGGTCGAGATATCATTTCGCAATACGCCAACGAGCATGCAGGCGTGCTCCGCGATCCCAAGGCGCATATCGGCGGATGGACGGACAAGGAAAGCGGTAAGACCTACCTCGACGTGTCCCATCGGTATGATAACAAAGGCGATGCAGTGAAAGCCGGAAAGGCTCACAATCAAATCGCCATATGGGATGTGAAACATGGCGCAGAAATCCGGACGGGCGGGACAGGAGAGTAGATCATGGCGGACCCGATCACAGTTTCGGACGACGAGGCTGCGAGCGTGCTGGCCAATGGCCATCCTAAAAGCAAGCCTCCGTCCCTTCACGACGGCAATCCGTTCCCTGCGACTAGCACGGGCGTTGGCTCGGCTCCGGGCGCGAACGGCCCAGCTACGACAGGGGCGATAGGTCCCGGAGGCCCTCTAGCAAGTTGCTAGTTGTTTGCGCGCCGTCGAGCCTGTAAGCTTGGCAGAGAAATTCCATTTTTGCGCGAGAGGGCCACATCATGGTTGCAACTCATCCCGGCATGTCCGATCAGACCGACAGCAACATCGCTCGCGATGGTGCGGCTAAGCGGACCCAGACCAAATTTCCGGTCAAGGAGGGCATGAAGGACATGACCACCTATTCGGCCGGTCCGGCTAACCCCGGCGTAGGTCCGGACGCGTCTTCGGCCAACCCGCTTGATCCCGAGCCCAAGTCAAAGAAGTCGGGCGAGGTCAAGGCCTCGTGGGGCATGCGAGATGCAAACGGCCAATCGGTGAACGGCGAACTCGGCAAGGCAGTTCTCGCGGAGGCTGCAAATCTCGGAAGGTAAAAAGATCATGGTGTGGCTGCAAGCGATCTCATGCGTCTTCTTTGCTTTCCTTGTTGCCATGCCGATCATTGATCCCGAGATGGAGTTCAAGAAGCCCGACACGCCAGATGCGTGGACCGAGCCTCTTTAAGGGAGAAATACCATGGTGAATGCAGTTGACGCTCAGAGCGCAGACGGTGAAGTTTTCATCGGTTCGCGTGAGAAGGCCAAAAACGGGTATGGGCAGAACGGCTATCATGGGCCGTCGAGCGATCTTCCCGGGCAGGCCACGCGTGCGAACCGTGACTTCGGTCTCGCCGCTGATCCGTCAGCGAGTGCAGGCGACTGGCAGACCCGCAAGGTCTCGAAGGACGCCTACCCGACCACGTTCGGGATGAAGGCTCCCGGCGAACCCGCCAAAGTCCCTGACGCCAACATCCGGCGCGCGTCCAAGCAGGCCGCGCCCGGGTCATTCCAGCGCTAAAAGGAGACCGCAGTGTTGAAACTCGCATCGGCCGCTCTGGCGGCATTGCTCGTTCTGTCCCCCGCACTCGCCTCGACCAAAAAGCACTCGGCTGCCCCCGCGAAGACATGCACCACTCTTGATGCCCTCTCCGTCAAGCTCGAAGGCGTCCCGCTCTCTGTCAAGCTCGAAGGCGAGAAGCTCGGCGCGTTCCGGGAGAAGGTTCAAGGCCTCCCGGAGACAGTCGATCTTATCGCGGTCTTTGGTAAGAAGGGGAGCGGAAATTTCTTTGCCGTGTTCTTCGCCAAGGGGTGTGCGGTAGGCTGGGGCGCGGTCCCGGCCGCACTCATTGAGAAGCCCGCTGACGATGGGTCCATCTGAATGGCTGAGACTGTGAACACGTGTAAACCGTCGAGTTTACACAAGCGGCTCCAGCGTCAACTCGAAGGTATCGAGAAGCATCTGGAACAGTTCCCCAACGACAAGCTCAGTCAGGTCCGAGCATCCACGATCCGGGCCGAACTCAGCAAATAGGCGCGACCGCGTATATCCCTGAGATATTCGCTGTCGCGTATTTTTGTGGCGCGCATGGGCGCGCTCCTTCGACATGATGTCGATGCGCGATGGAGGATACCCGCATGAGCGGCAAAGTCGATGATCTAGCAGATTTGCTCGGCCCCGAACCGGAGGTCGAAAACCTAGTTGACGAGGCTCCAGCCACAGCTCCCGCATCTCGCCCGATGGGCGCGGAAAGCCGAGCCCTCCTAGAACGGTCGCGCACTTATCCAGTCAATCGCGCGGCCAAGAAGAACACCCCTGAAATGCTCCGCCGACTTTTGAGCTACGCCGCAGAGATGCCCGTGGGCACCACCGCCGCGCGTCGCGCTGGTATCTCCTACACGACCCTCCGGTATTGGCTCCAGAAATCTCTCGAAGGAAAACCGGGGGATGGTTTCGATGTCGTCATGGGCGACGCTGACGAGAATGGCACTGAGGATAACACAGAGCGGTTTCATATCGCATGGGACCGAGCGATGGAGATGGGCGTCGGTCTCGTGCAGGAAGCGACGATCAAGCGCGCCATGGGCTACGAAGAGGTCCTGACTTATCGAGGGCGCGTACAGTATCAGTACGACCCTGAGAAGTGCGCGCTATCGCGTGAACTCGGTCTTCCGGAATTTGTCCCTGAGAATTATCTGCTCGACGAGTTCGGTGCGCCCCGCCCGGAGACGGTCTGGAAGATCGACCCCGATCTTGCGATGTTCATCCTCAAGACGCACATGCCGGAGAAGTACGGCAACAAGGCCAGCGTTGATGTCAACGTGCGCGGCGGCGTGCTCGTCGTCGGCGTGCGAGCAGCTACCTCGGAGGCTCTCAATCAGATCGAAGAAGAAAATCTTCGGGCCAAACGACCGGCGGTCACGTTCGTTGAGGAGGACGACGAGTAATGGGATTTCCGTGCGTAGCAGAGTTTCGACGAGAGGGCGCGGAGTACGTCCCGTATGTGCTGGACGACAACAATGTCCTGCGCGCGGTCGCGTGGGCTCCGCAGCCGGGATCACAAGAGCTGTTCTTGATGGACCCCACGGTCGAGGTTCTCTACGAAGGAACGCGCGGCCCCGGCAAAACCGACGCGCTCATCATGGATTTCTGTCAGGAAGTCGGCAAGGGATGGGGCGCGGAGTGGAAGGGCATTCTCTTCCGACAGACCCATCCGCAGTTGCGCGACATCATTGAAAAGTCCAAGAAGTGGATCAAGCGTATCTGGCCGGACGCGGTCTACAACGAAGTGAAGACGATGTGGGAGTGGCCCACGGGCGAGCGCCTTTACTTCGCGCACTTCAACACGCCGAGCCAATACAGCGACTATCACGGCCACGCCTATCCATGGATCGGCTGGGAAGAATTGACGACGTGGGCGAACCCGGACTGCTACAAGGTCATGTTCTCGTGCTCGCGCTCGACCATCAAGGGCATGCCTCGTAAGGTACGCTCGACAACGAACCCTTACGGCGTCGGCCACAACTGGGTCAAGTCCCGCTGGCGGCTGCCGATCAGCGGTATGATCAATGGCAAGCGCATCACGGTCGGGCCGCTCATCACGGACAGCGTTGACCAAGATGGCAATCCCGAACCGCCGCGTCGCGCCATCCACGGCTACCTCGACGAGAACGTTCTGCTGCTGCACGCTGACCCCGGATACAAGGGGCGCATCAAGGCCGCCGCACGAAACGCATCCGAACTCGCGGCGTGGATGGAGGGCTCGTGGGACATCGTCGCGGGCGGCATGTTCGACGACATTTGGTATGAGTACCGCGATACGATTGTGATGGAGCCATTCGACATCCCACCGGGCTGGAAAATCTATCGGGCCTACGACCACGGGTCGTCGAAGCCATTCTCGGTCGGCTGGTACGCGGTTAGCGATGGGACAGACTTCAAGCTGCGCGACGGGCGCACGCGCTCGACCGTGCGAGGCGACAAGTTCCGCTTCAAGGAGTGGTATGGTTGGCGCGGTCAGCCGAACGAAGGTTCGCGCATGCTCGTCGCCGACATCGCGAAGGGCATCATCGAGCGCGAGATCAAATGGGGCCTCCGAGCTGCCGATGCCTCGTGGACCCGCGTCAGCCGAGGACCGGCCGACAGTTCAATCTTCGACGACAACACGAACGGCTCCGATGTTTCGATTGCGACCGACTTCGAGAAGCCAGTCACGATCAACGGCGTCAAGCACCGGGGCATATTCTGGGAGAAAGCCGACAAGGGGCCGGGCTCTCGCGAGCAGGGCTGGGAGCAAATCCGAAAGCACCTCAAGGCGACCAAGCGCCCGCCGGGCGGCTTCCGGGAAATCCCCGGGCTCTTCATCACGACCGAATGCCAACATTGGCTTCGGTGCGTTCCCGTGCTTCCGCGCGACGAGACTAAGATCGACGACGTTGACGACGACAGCGAAGACCATAACGGCGACGAGACGAGATATTTCCTGCGCTTCGAAGCACCGACCATGCGGTCCGGGCGTGTCGGGGCATAACCGGGCTGTCAAGCCCTATTTACAAACAGGGTTAACCGTGCTACGGAGCCGGTCCCCCAGATAGGATTTCCAATGGCCCTTCCCGACAAACATCCCGAATACGTCGAGCGCCTCGGCGAATGGATACAGATGGCCGATACCTATGCGGGCGAGCGCGCTGTTAAGTCGAAGCGGCTCGACTACCTCCCCGCGACCGAGGGCATGGTGCAGGACGGGATGACCACGCCGAACTCGCCGGGCTGGAAGGATTATGAGGCGTATCTGCTGCGCGCGTATTTCCACGACGTTGTCAAAGATGCCGTCAAGGCCATGGTCGGGATCATGCACAACAAGCCCGCCGTCATCAAGCTGCCCAAGCGGCTTGAGGGCATGATGGAGAAGGCGACGATCCAAGGCGAGGGGCTCCAGATGTTGCTCCGCCGGATCAATGTAGCGCAGCTCGTTTACGGCCGATGCGGACTGCTCGCCGATGCACCGCAAGGCGTGGACGTGGATAAGGCAACTCCCTATCTCTCGTTCTACGACCCCTTGCGGATCATCAACTGGGACGCGGGCAAGCTCAACGAGGGCCGGAACGAACTCGACCTCGTCGTGCTCGACGAAAGCGGGTATCGGCGTGAAGGCTTCACATGGAAGACCGAGCGCAAGTACCGTGTCCTGACACGTGGCGGAGAGCCGGAGCTAGAAAGCGGCTGGGAGCGTCCGCCTGCTGGAGCGCCCTACGGCGTCGCCATCAAAGTCAACGACACGAGTATGCCGATCCTTGAGGACTTCATCTATCCGAGTATCGGCGGCAAAATGCTTGACAACATCCCGTTCGTCTTCATCGGGGCGAACGATCTAGTACCCGAACCGGAAGTGTCCCCGCTTCTCGGCCTGTCCAATTTGGCGCTCGCGATCTATCGCGCCGAGGCGGACTACCGACAGACCCTCTACTTGCAGGGCCAGAATACGCTCGTCGTGATCGGCGGCGCGATTGACGAAGCCGCCCCGACGCAACTGCGCGTCGGCAACAAAGGCGTCATTGACTTGAAGATCGGCGGCGACGCAAAATACATCGGCGTCTCGGCGGCCGGGCTCGGCGAAATGCGCCAGAGCTTGAAGAATGATCAGGAGGCGGCAGCCGCGCTGGGGGTTTCATTCTTGGATGTCGGCAATGCTCGCGGCGAAAGCGGCGAGGCGCTTCGCATTCGTGTGGCCGCGCGCACGACCACGATCTCTTCGGTTGCCCAGTGCGCCGGAGCTGGACTTGAGCAAGTCCTCAAATACTGCGCGGAGTGGGTCGGTGAAGACCCCGAGGAAGTTTCGGTCGAGCCCACCACGGACTTTGCCGATCAGACTGTCGCTGGCGCTGCGCTGCTTGCGTTCATGCAGGCGAAGCAACTGGGTCTGCCACTGTCGTTGCGCTCTATGCACCGCATGATGAAGCTTAACGACATGACGGAGATGGATTTTGAAGAAGAGAATGAGCAGATCGAAGAGGAAGCCGCGTCGATGCTCGGAACGATGGTTGGCCCGTTTCAGCAGTCGGTCACAGACGATACATTCTTGGATGAGGATGTCAGCCCTATCGCTGATCCTGCTGCGGGCACGCCCGGCGGAGCTATACCTCCCGCATCTCCGGAGGCCCCCACCTCAACAGCGCCGCCCAATTCGAATGTTCCGATTAAGCCGAACAGTCAAAGTCCAAAGGGCCATACGCGTGGGTCACCTGTTCCGCTGAAACGCAAGGTCGGCAAGAAAGGCGCGTCGGCCGGAAAGACGAAGGGCGGCGCGTGATGGCTGACGAGCAAGAGAGCGAAAATGGAGACCCGTGGCTCGACCAATTCTTGGCTGGGCAGGCGCGTAAGGAAGCGCGTGCTAACGCCACGGGCTGGTCAATTGTGATCGCGCTCGGGATCGCGGTGCTTCTCGTCATTTTGTTAGCGAGCAACCCGTGAGTGATCCGGCTGGGCCGCACATCGTAAAGACCTTTCACGAGGCCATCGATATCCTCGACGCCTGTGAACCGGCGATACGGGACATGATCGAGACGCACTTGATGGATGTTGCCGGGATTAACAAGACACGGGTCAGCGATGCCATGCTGTCTCGTGACGAGCTAACGAAGCGCATCGTTGCGCTTCGTCATCACCACATCAAGGCGGCGTTCCGCCATCTGAGAGAGCATCTACCCAGTGACATATAACCCCGCACAACCCCGCAACAATCATGGCGAGTTCGGCACGACCGACGTAGCTTTGAAGGGGCCGCAACAAACTGGAGGCGCGAGTGCAGTCGTTACCGAACGGCCGATCAATGTTGCTGCTCACAAGGGGGCGACCACTCCCGAAGAGGCGCAGGCGCAAGCGGTCCTTGTCGCGGCTGGAGCAAAACCTCTTGATGGGTTACCTCAGAAGCCTATCGCGCTTGAAGGACAGTGGTATGTTCCGGGACCAATCGGGCGGCTCCGCGACGCGGCCAGTGAGTATATGAGATCGGCCGGGCTGCCCTACAGCCCGCCAACCGAATACGCGAAGCTCGATAAGGAGCGGGCTGCACGGATCGCGACCGAGTACGATAAAGAGAAAAACGACCCAACTGATCCGAAGGTGAAGGCGAGCTACGAGGCGATGGCCAAGGAAACTCTCGCGCAGTGGGAAGTGATCAAGAAGACAGGTCTTCAAGTCGAGTGGGTCAAGCCCGGGCAGAAGGACCCCTACGCCCTGTCGCCGCGTCTCGCGGCGATGGACGTGAGCGAGAACAACCATTGGTGGGGATTTCCCACGGACCTCGGGTACGGCTCCGGCGTCGGCGCGAGCAACATGAGCAAAGACAATCCGCTGCTGCGACCGACCGGAGAAGTGATCGACGGGCGCAAGGTTGTCGTCAACGATGTCTTTCGCATCGTGCATGACATGATGGGCCACTTGAAGGAAGGCAATGGTTTCAGGGCCGAGGGCGAGGAAAACGCTTGGCGCTCCCATGCCGCGATGTATTCTGACCTCGCGCGTCCGGCGATGACGAACGAAACGCGCGGACAAAATTCGTGGGTCAACTACGGCCCGCATGGCGTGACCAATCGAACGGCTGACGCGGAGCACACGATCTTCGCTCCGCAGAAGATCGGGCTCATGCCGGACTGGACAGAGAACGAGGGTCGGATCGATGACAAACGCCCTCATTGAGGAAGAACACGAGCACGACGGCGAGGCGTGGGCCAAGCACCGTATTCGGACTGGGCAGAAGAAGGTCCTAAAAATTCACGGGCACGAACTCGCGCGCTGGGCGAGGCACATCGCTGCTCAGGATGCCCAGCGCATCCACACTGCAATCAGCGTCGGCCTCACGGCTGGCGAGGATAACACGGATATCGCCCATCGCGTCATAGGCAGCCGCCGTAACAACGGCTCCAACGGCGTGACGGAGATCACGAGACAGCACATCCTCCGCCTTGGTCGAGGACTGCTGCATAAGCGTAAATCCCGCATGAGCGGTGCCTGAGTGGATGTCCACTTAGGTAATTTCGGAGGACTACCCTATGTTGAAAACAGTCTATGATACCGCTGAGGAAATCCCGGAGGGCTATGCGGACCTCTACAAGGAACGCAACGGCAAGTGGGAGCTGACCGGCATCCAAGGCGTGAAAACGCAAGCGGATGTTGATCGCGTGCAAGCTGCGCTCGTGAAGGAGCGCAACGACCACAAAGCGACCAAGGCGCTGCTCGCGCCGTTCGAGGGCCTCGACCCCGATCAGATCACGGCCAACGCAACCGCGCTTGAAGAGGCCCGTGCTCAGTTGGACGCCATCAACAAGGATGGCCGGCTCGATGAGGCCAAGCTGGAGCCGATTATTGCGGCTCGCGTCAAGCAGGCTACGGCCCCGCTGGAGCGCGACAAGCAAAATCTGGAGCGCCAGCTCGAAGCGCAAAAGAAGGCCGTTGCCGAGAAGGACGGCGAGGTCACCTCCTTGAAGACTTCGATCACCACGGGCGAGATCACCCGGCAGATCAGTGACGCGGCGATCAAAGCCAAGACACTGCCCTCCGCCGTGCAGGATGCCGTCCGTTATGGTAAGGACATCTTCGAGCGCACCGAGGATGGCCGCACCATCACTAAGGATGTCCCCGGCGTTGTCCCCGGACTGTCCCCGGATGAATGGTTGAAGGACATGATGGAAAAGGCTCCGCATTGGTGGCCTGCATCTGTCGGCGGCGGCTCGCAGGGCGGCGGCCCCAACGGTCGGGGCGGTTACGGCGGAGCCAACAATCCTTGGTCGAAGGAAGGTTGGAACATGACCAAGCAGGGCGCTCTCGTGCGTCAGCTCGGCGAGGCGAAGGCGGCGGAGATCGCAGCCCAAGTCGGTGCCAAGATCGGCGATACGAAACCCGCCGCTGCTTGATCGAGGTTGCTAGTAGTATCAAAGGCGCGTCCCGACTAATATCGGGACGCGCTTTTAATGTGGGAGATAATCCATGGCCAATCCGTCGATCAAACGTACTTTCGGTCCTGTCGCGTTGTCGGCGACCTTGACCACGAATGTCTACAATCAGAGTTCTGCTCTGATCTACGATATCATCAAGCACATCCACGTGGTCAACAAGACCGGCGGAGCCGTGACTTTCAGCTTGTGGCTCGGTGCGACTGGCGCGAATGCAGCAGGCACAGAGCTTTTCAGTGCTCACTCGGTTGCCGCGAACAGCGAGTTCGATTGGTATGGCAATCTGAAAATGCTCAGCACTGACTTTCTTGTCGGCGGCGCGAGCGCAGGCTCTTCGCTGACCATAACCGGCGAGGGAGAGCAATACGTCGTCTAACACAGAAGAGGCGTACTTGCTATGGCCGTCAATAATCCATGGTTTGAAGAGTTCTGGAGCCTCACGGCTCAGGGCGAGTATATCAAAAAGTACGGTCTGTCTGTAGCGCAACGAACCGCGCGACAGGCGGGCTCGTATATTGGCGCGCTCCGTCCGCGCCCCACCGCAGCGACGATTGAACGTCACTGGATCATTCAAAAGAAACTCGGAACGGACGGAGGCGGTCGCGGTTCGTCCGGTGATGGACCCCCTTCATGAGCGCACACGACGGCGATTTCTATATCGACGATCTCTCCTTCGATTTTTGGTTGAGGGAGAATGGCGCGTGGGCTCTCAAGGGTAACATCGGGCCTAATGGTCAAGTCGGCCACGGCAGCCCGGTTGGGACCGAGCTGACTGGGCTCTATATCGATATCGACAGCGGAAATTTCTATCAGGACGGTTCTATCGTTGGCACCATCACGGGCAGCGGAGGCACTGGCGCGACCGGAGCTACCGGCGCAACGGGCGTTCAAGGTCCGCCGGGCATGGACGGCGCTGATGGGCTGGATGGGGCGACTGGCCCTGTCGGCGCTACGGGTCCTGCCGGAGCAACCGGCGCAACGGGCGCAACCGGCGTTGACGGAGCAACCGGCCCTGCTGGCGCGACCGGCCCTGCTGGCGCGACCGGCCCTGCTGGCGCTACGGGGCCTATCGGCGCAACGGGCGCTGACGGAGCAACGGGGCCTGCTGGCGCAACTGGCCCGGCCGGAAATGATGGAGCTGTCGGAGCCACGGGCGCGACTGGGCCTGCTGGCGCGACCGGGCCTGCTGGCGCTACGGGTCCTGTCGGCGCAACGGGCGCTGACGGAGCCACGGGCGCATCTGGACCTCCCGGAGCTGACGGGCTGGATGGGGCAGACGGAAATGACGGACTGATTGGAGCGACCGGTCCCGCCGGAAACGATGGGGCGTCGGGCGCGACTGGCGCGACTGGCCCTGTCGGCGCGACCGGGCCTGCTGGCGCAACTGGACCCGCCGGAAATGACGGAGCCACGGGCGCGACCGGTCCGGCTGGGAACGATGGAGCTACGGGCGCAACGGGTCCTGTCGGCGCAACTGGCGCGACCGGTCCTGTCGGCGCGACCGGTCCGGCCGGAAGCGACGGGGCTTCGGGCGCGAGCGGCGCTCCGGGCGCGGATGGTCAAGATGGATCAGACGGCAATGATGGGATGATCGGAGCGACCGGGGCTACGGGTCCGGCGGGAAATGACGGAGCCACTGGCGCGACGGGTCCGACCGGCGCAACCGGCGTCACTGGAGCCACGGGTCCCGCTGGAAACGATGGGGCTGTCGGAGCGACCGGCGCAACAGGCCCGACCGGCGCAACCGGCGTTACCGGAGCCACGGGCGTTACCGGAGCCACGGGCGCGACTGGCCCTGTCGGTGCAACAGGCGCAACCGGCGTACCGGGCGATGACGGCAATGATGGAGATATCGGACCGCCCGGCCTGACCGGGGCGACAGGCGCGACCGGGGCTACGGGTCTGACAGGAGCCACGGGTCCGACCGGCGCAACCGGCGTCACTGGAGCGACCGGCGTCACTGGAGCGACCGGCGTCACTGGAGCGACCGGGGCAACGGGCGTCTATGGTTTCAACTATGCATTCAACACTGCTACTTCGGGAGACCCGGGCAGCGGAAAATTCCTGTTGAACAATGCTACGTTTGCGAGCGTGACTTCTCTCAACGTTAGCAAGACAGATGGGAATGGGAACAGCCTCGGTACGCTCATCAATACTCTACTGAGTAGCTCCAGCAACACCTCCACTATCGTCTTCATGACGCCAGACGGTACAAAGATGTTTGTGCTGCTTGGCAGTGGTGTGCCTGTCGATCATACGACCTATTGGACAGTCAACGTCACTCCTTCTGTCACTTCGGGCTCGCCTACGAACGGCCTCGCTATGGGCATGTCGATTGATAAGACCGGTGACATAGGTGTGACTGGCGCAACCGGTGTGACTGGGGCCACGGGAGCGACCGGCGCAACTGGCGCAACTGGCGCAACTGGCGCGGCTGGGGCGGGCTCGACAGGTCAATATCCGGGTACAGCGACCAATGATAACGCGACTGCTGGCAACATCGGTGAATATGTTACCGCGTCTGTTGCCAGCGGTGTATCGCTCGCGAGTGCCACGGCGAAAACTATCACTAGCATTTCGCTTACCGCTGGTGACTGGGATGTCGAGGGCGTTGTGGAGTTCACTGGCGGCGGTACTACGCCCGCCATTACTGCGCTCTATGTCGGAACGAGTTCTACGAATAACACTCTCGGAGGTCTCGGCACCTATACAAAAAGTGCTGGGCAAGAGAGCATCACGACCGGTTCGGGCGCTAATAGCACGCTTGATCGTATGGCTCCCACAACGCGGTACAGTTTGTCAGGTACGACGACCGTCTATCTGATAGCGCAGGCCACTATCGGCGGCTCCGGCTCGCCTACGTGCTCGTGCGGAGGCTTCATTCGCGCGAGGCGCATGCGTTGACGGATCAACATCCGTGTGCTACCGGAGCTATGGTTTAGTTAAGGAGTGGCCCCCGCAATGCGTTTCCATGTTCTCGGCATTCCGCACACGATCTCGACCCCGGAGTATTCGAGTTGTGCCTTTACCCAGAAGGTCGTCAAGCTCTGCAAGATGCTGACGATGGAGGGTCACGAAGTCTTTCACTATGGACACTCCCAGTCGAAGGTCAGTTGCACAGAGAATGTTGTCTGCACGACGCCGCAGGACTTGAAAATTTCCTACCCGGGCCATGACTGGCGCAAGAGCGGTTTCCCCGACTACAAATTATCCGATCACTGCTATCAGGCGTTTTACTGTAGCGCGAAGGAAGAGATCGGTCGCCGCAAGCAACCCGGAGACTTCCTTCTCTGTCCGTTCGGGATGGGACACAAAGCGGTTGCTGACGCGCATCAGGACATGCTCGTGGTGGAGAGCGGCATTGGCTATCCGCACGGCACCTTTGCTCCCTACCGAGTTTTCGAAAGCTACGCGATCATGCACGCGTATCAGGGCACGGCGGCGGCAATCGACGCGCGCAATGATTTTTGGTATGACGCCGTGATCCCAAATTCTTTTGATCTCGACGAGTTTGATTTTTCGGATAGCTTCGATCTTCCCGACGATGAAGGCTATTTCCTCTTCCTAGGTCGGCAGAACTCAGGCAAAGGCCTGCACATCGCCAAGCAGATCGCGGAAACGACAAAGACCAAGCTCGTCGTCGCTGGCCCCGGCCCGCTGGAGATGCCATCCGAATTTGTCCAACCACTGGGCGTCGTCGGCCCGGCGAGGCGGCGCAAACTTCTGAGCCAAGCCACGGCGACAATATGCGCCTCGACTTTTCTCGAACCATTTTGCGGGGTGCAGATCGAAAGCATGCTCTCGGGTACGCCGGTCGTCTCGTCGGACTGGGGCGCGTTTGCGGAGTATAACGTCCACGGCCAGACGGGCTACCGATGCAAGACTTTCGAGCAGTTCGTTTGGGCTGCAAACAATATCGGAGGGATTAAACGGCAGCAGTGTCGTAACTGGGCCATGAACTTTTCGCTGGAGAAAATCGCTCCGATGTACTCGGACTACTTCCGTTCGTTGCAGGATATTTACGGCGGAAAAGGCTGGTATGAGACGCGCACGGATCGGCAAAATCTAAGCACGTCGAGCTTCTGAATGGTTTCAAAATTCTAAACCGAACTTGCTAGTTGTTTTCCTCAATTGTGTGCGGTAATC